GTAGGGATCCTGGTAGAGCGCGGAGCTGATGCCGGCGGCGAGGCCCTGGCGGTTCTGCGCGAGGCCCTCGGCCGAGACCAGGCCGGCGAGGCCCTGCTGCTGGCGCTGCAGCTGCACGCCCGACAGGCTCGAGGCGAGGCCGCCGGCGGTGTTGATGCGGTTCGTCCGCAGCTGCGAGACGCCGCTGGCGAAGTTGGCGTTGTCGAGCATCCGCTGCCGGCGCGCGCTGTCCTTGCCCAGGATCTCGGCGCCGAGCGCGCTGTTGCTGTCGTAGAGGCCGCGGCCGGCGTAGGCGCCGCGGGTGTCCTGCTCGATGTCGTAGAGCTCCTGGGCGGTCAGGTTGCCGCCGGTGCCGAGCAGGCGCGTGGCCTGGTCGTAGAGCCCACTCTCGAGGCTGTCGGCCTGGCTCAGGTCGCCGGTCAGGCGGTTGAGGTAGCCTTCGCCGGCGGTGGGCCCGAGGTTGCCGCGGGCGTAGCTGGCGGCCTCGCCCTCGAGCGCGCTCGGATTACCGAGCTGTTGCAGGAGGCCGTAGAGCTCCGGGTTCATCTGGCGGCGCGCGGCGTCGTAGCGGCCGCCGAGCAGCTCGAGGTCGCCCAGGTCGGCCGTGCGCTGCGCGGTGGCGCTCTGGGCGTTCCACTGGTCGATCACCGGCTGCAGGCCCTGGATCGTGCCAAGCAGGCCGTTGCTGTAGGTCGGGCTGGGACCGGCGCCTGGCGCGTTGCGGCCGACGTTGGACCAGTAGTTCTCGGCGATCGCGTCGTCAGACCAGGTGTCGTCGTAGTAGCCGGAGCCCCGGCCTTCGGTGATGTGCTGGCGCACCGAAGGATCCGCGGCGTATTGGCTCCAGTTCGGCGCGCCGTAGAGCGTCGTGTTGATCGACGCCGGGCCCGCGGCGCTGAAGCCGGGCACCTGGCCGAGGATTCCGGAGAGTTCCGTGCTGAGGTTGCGATCTTGTGGCATGGTGGGCGGGGGTGAGGGTTAGAGACCGTTGGCGAACTCGAGATTGACCTGCACGTTTTCCGAGTAGGCGATCGTGCCGATGCTGTCGGTCACCTTGCAGCGATAGAGGCCGCCGAGATAGACGTAGGGCACGCGGCTGGCGGACCAGCTGCAATAGGCGGTGGTCGGAGTCAGGGCCGTCGAGCTGTCACCACTCACATATTCCCATGCGTAGGTGAACGGGCCGACACCACCGACGGGCGTCGCGGTCACGGTGTCAGTGTAGGCTGTCTCCAGGCTGAAGGTGCCGAGCACGTAGCCGTAGACGAAGCTCTTGTCCACGGTCACGCTGAGCGACGGCGCGCTGAAGGTGATCCCGATGTAGACGTCGGCCGAGTAGGCGACCGTGCCCAGGTTGTCGGTAACCTTGCAGCGCCAGACGGCGTTCTTGGTCGAGGGCGCCGTGCCACTGGCCGAGAAATAGGGATTGCTGATGCCGCTGTCGTTCGGGCCGACCGAGCCGTCGCCGCTGACATATTCCCACAAGTAGGTGTAGGGCGCCAGGCCGCCGGACGGAGAGGCCGTCGAGCGACCGGTGTCGTAAGGCCCGTTGCCGGATCCGCCGCCGTTCACGCTCGAGGTGTCCAGGTTGACGCTCAGCGCCGACACTTGGAACTGCACGGAGACAGTGACGTTGCCCGTGACGGCCGTCGTGCCCTGGGCGTCGGTGATGGTGCAGCGCCAGACGGCGCCCTTGGTCTCCGGAGCCGTGCCGCTGGCCGACCACGTGGGCGCCGCGGCCGTCGAGCTGCTCACGCCGATCGAGGCGTCGCCGCTCGCGCGGGCCCAGCTGTAGGTGTAGGGCCCGACGCCGCCTGAGGGGATGGCCGTGATCGCGTTGGTCGCGAAGGGTCCGTTGCCGACCGCGCTTGCGGCCGCGCTCGAGCCGGACAAGCCGGCGCTGAGCCGCGCGCGGGCGGCCATCATCGGGAGAAGTCTGGCGGCGAGTGACATTAGGCTTCCACCGCCCAGGCGGCGACGATTTCGGCATCGGTCGTGCCGTAGTTCATCAGCACGAGCTGCCCGGTCTTGTTGGCGGCGATCGAGGCGGGCATGGCCGACACCCATTTCCAAAGGCTGCCGCCGGACGGGAAGGTCAGAGTCCGCACGGAGGCGTCGGCGACGATCCGGATCACCTTGCTCTTGCCGGCACCCTTGTTGCTGGTCGTGAGCGTCAGGTTGCCGGCGAGCGGGATCGTGCAAAGATCCGTGCCGGTGTCGAAGTTGATGTCGACAGTCGCCGCGTAGGCGAGCGCGGTCAGGCCGTTGATCTGCAGGCGCGACGGCCGCGAGCGGGTCGTGATCAGGTCGGCGAGATCGCCTTCCTCGTCCACGGCGCCGGCGCCGACGCTGGCCAGGGCGCGGACCGGGAACCTGCCCGGGCCTGAGACGTTGATCGAGAGGCCGGTGACCTGCAGGTTCATGCGCGACGGCGTCACGCGCGCGCCGCCGGTCCAGGTGTAGCCGATTGAGTATGTGGGGGCTGCCATGATGTTACGCCTTCGATTTGAGGTTTCCGCCGGGCACGCGGGCGTCGACGGTGATTGATTTGAACTCCGGGCGGCCGCCGGTCGTCACGATCTCGACACTGCCGGCGACGCCGCGCTGCCGCACGCGCTGCTGGTAGGTCTCGTCGTTCGCCGCGGCGGCATCGTAGGCCGGCAGCGTCACGCGCGAATCCGGGTTGCGGCTCACGAAATCCACGGTGAAGGCGTCGTCGGCCGAGCCGGCCTCGACCTCGATCGCCGCGCTCGAGAAGGTCTTCTCGCGCAGGATCCCGAGCGTGTAGTGGCGCGGCCGCAGGGTGCCGGTGATCGTGTAGCTGGTGATCACCGGGGTGTTGCCGAACTCGTCCACCTCGAGCTCCTCGAGCAGGAAGATAAAGCCGAAGGTCGTCACGGCGTGGAGCCGCTGCTTGCCCTGGTAATCGAGCACAAGGAAGTTCTGCACGTCGAAGGTGCCCTGGTAGGAGTCGACGCTCTCCCACTCCTGGGTGAGGAAGTTGTAGACGAGCACGGTGTTGTTCAGGACGCTCGAGCCGGTGGGCACGGCGATGTAGTAGCGGTTGTTCCAGAAGCGCGCCACGGCCGCGCCGGCGTAGGTCCAGTTGATCAGGTCGATCTGGTCCTGGATGGCATCGGAAAGCGGCTGCCGGGCGGCGCGGAGGTTGAGCTCGAGGCCCATCTGCAGGGCCATCACGCCGACGTCGGAGAGCCAGAGGATCAGGTCGCCGCAGGTCTGCAGGGTGCGGCGGGCGACGCAGCCGACCTGGCGGGTGATCTCCTCCACCTGCACCGAAGCGCCGGTGTCCGGGTCGATCGAGAGCAGGTGCATCGACTTGCGGAAGCCGATGAGGACCTTGACGAGCTGGTAGCCCAGGGCGCCGATCAGCCAGTCGTCGGCGCCAGGCACCACGCGGAGCTGGCCGTATTGCTTGTCGTAGCTGTCGGCCACGCCGAAGCCGGACATGATGAGCTCGTCGGGCGTATAGCCCAGGATCAGGCGGCGGTTGAAGTAGATCCCCCAATCGACAGCCGGCATCCGGATGAGCGTGCCGGCGAGGGGGTTCGGGCCGGCGGGCACGACCAGGAAGTCGTTCGCCGGGTTGAGATCCCAATACAGCGGCGGCTTGCACGGCCGCGCGGTGATCGGCGAGCCCGTCGCCGGCGAGACGGTGGCGGGATCCACGGCAAAGGTGTAGGTGTTGGCGCCGGTGACTGTGATCTGGAAGATTCCCTTGTAGCCGTTCTGCACCGTGCCGGAGTGCAGCACCCAATCGTTCGTGGCGCGGCCGTGAGGGGAGACGCTGGTGGCAGTGGCCACGCCGGCGGCCTGGGTGATGCCGCTCAGGGTGAAGGCGGCCGAGGTCTGGTAGCCGCGAAACAGGTAACAGTAGCCGAGGAACTGGACCAAGCCGCAGACGTCGGTCGACTGGATGGATTCGCCGGTCGGGTAGGCGATCGCCACGCTGGCCACGCCGACGCGACAGAGGTAGGCGCTGTCGGTGCAGGCCAGCACGGAGCCCTCGGTGCGGTCGGAGAAGGCCACCTCGCAGGAGCCGCGCACCTGGTCGTTGGCCGTCTCGTAGAGGGCCGGGGCGTTGAAGCAGGCCTTGATCGTGCCAGTCGCCGGCGTGGCGGGGGCGCCGGCGACCGCATATTCGAACCAGAGACGCCCGGCATCGACGGCCGTGATTGTGAAGTCGCCATTGTAGGCGGCCTGGGTGGCGCCGTCCACGCTGGCGATGTCGGCGGTCGTGAGCGTCGCCGGCGGCGTGCCGGTGAAGGTGGCGCGGGCGGTGCCACCGGTGCGGACGATCGTGACGGTGTATTCCGCCGGCAGGTCGAACTCGAGGATCACGGCCGCGTTGGTCAGGGCGATGTCGGTCGCCATGGCCTTCGCGCCCTTGCGCGGGCGGATCGTGCCGCGCTCGCACCGCATGTTGCCCAGGTAGCGGGTGATGCCCTGGGGCAGACTCGTCGGCTGCACGCGCGAACGGAAGCCCAGAAAGGCCTGGTCCCCATCAGGGGTCTCCGGGTCGTCGAGCCGGCCGAATGTGCGGTAGCGGGGCATCGTATTTCGCGCGGAATGCTCAGCGGTTGGGCCGCTTGATCTCCTCGACCGCCGGCAGGACCAGGGCGGGGTTGCGGACGCGGGTCTTGTCGATCCAGCTCTCCATATTCGTCGCCGTCCAGCGATCGGTGGAGGTGGCGCGGATCTCGGCGATCGAGTTCTCGATCGCGTTGAGCTTGGACATGACCAGCGCCGTGACGATGATCGCGCTGGCGATCACCGTCAGCGGGACGTAGGTCGACGGGCTCAGGAGGGTGGGTTTGGATTCTTCACTCATGGCGTGGATTTGGCGGCGAGTTTCTTCTTGGCGTCGTGGTAGAGCATCCCGCCGGTGGCGTAGCCCGTCAGGTCGCGGAGAATATTCTTGGTCCGGCCGGGCCGGAGGAACTTGAGCAGCAGCGGAAGCACGTAGGCGGTGAAGGCCCAGCCCAGCACCGCATAGATCAGGATCCGGAACCAGCGCCCGGCCGCGGCGCCGAGGGAGCCGGCCTCGCGGTCCTTCTTGTCGAGCTTGTCCGCGATCACGAGGACCTCGTTCGTCTTGACCGTGAGCTCGGCCTGCACGGTCTTGGCGGCCGATTCCTTGGCCTCGAGCTTGGCCTCGAGGACCGGCAGCTGCAGCTTGATCTGCTCGCGCTCGAGCGTGATGCGGTGGATCTCCGCGTCCTTCGCCGCCAGGGCGGCCGCCGCGGCCTTCCGATCGGCTTCCACGTTGGACAGCGCCTGGTCGACGATCCGGAGGATCTCGGCCTGCTGTTCACGCGGCAGCGCGCCGATCGCGGCCGCCAGGCGGACGTTCGCGCGGGCGAGAAGATCCCGGGCAAGCAGGCTTTCCGGCGTGCGATGTTCGGCCGGGATCCGGTTGATCGCCTCGGCCGCGCCTTCCGCCATCTGCTGGCCGGCGCGGGTCTGGTCGTCCTTCTTGGCCAGCTCGGCCGCATCGGCGGCCGCCTTGGCCTGGCGGGCGGCCGCGAGCTCGAGCTGGGCCTTCACCAGTTCCGCCTGCAGCTTCGTGACCTGCTCGGTCGGCGGCTTCTTCTGCAGGAAGCGGAACGGCTTCCAGCCGGCCAGGTGCGCGCCGCCCAAGCCGAGGGCAACGATCAGCACCAGGGAGACCGGGTCGATGGCGCCGCGGATGGAATGGAACTTCTTCACCATTTGCACAGGTAGATGGTGCGGCGCTCGGCCGCGGTGAGTGAGATCTCCTGGCCGTTCTGTGGCTCGAGGAAGAGGAGGCCGCGCTCCGTTACGGCCGCGACGATCGCGTGGCCGACGGCGCCGGCGCCCGGCCGATACCAGACCTCGGCCAGGGCGAGCGTCTGGGCCTTGGTGTTACTGTGCCAGGCGGCGACGGTGTATTGCGATTGAGCCAGGGCGACGTAGAGCGCGGCGAAGTGGTTGCAGTCATAGCGCTCGTCCCACTTGACCAGACCCTGCTGGTTAAGCACGGCACGGAAGTTCTGGTAGATCTCCGGCAGGCCGGAGCTTTGCACGGTGGCGTAGGCCGTGTCGCCGGCGAAGCCCGGCAGGATCTGTTGCACCTGGGCGGCCGCGAGGACCGCGCCGGTCGAGAGCTGCGTCTCGCGCTTGCTGCAGGCGTTGACGAAGAAAGCCCAGACGCAGACGAGGGTCAGCAGCATGCAGATCAGTATGATCTTGGGCAACGACCTCATGGCTTGGCCTCCTCGGCGGATTCGGCCTGGGCGGCCACCGCCTCGGCCTTTGCGGCGGCCAGAGTCGGGCCATCCTTGTCGCCCACGCGCACCTCGGCACCTTGCGCCTCCAACCAGTCAGCCTGGGCGCCGGTGAAGTCGTGCGCGCAGATCAAGCGGCTGTCAGGCGTCGGCACGCCGTCCTTGTCCACCGTCTCATAGGCCGGTTCGCCGATAACGACGGCCGCGCCCGGGTTCTTGGTCTTGCCGCCGACCGCCAGCTTGGCGCGGAAGGAGTCAAACTCGGCGCGGGTGCTGAATACCAGGATCATGACGCCACCCCCATTTCGCGGGCGAGCCGGTAGAGGTCGGCCATGCTCAATGGTTCACGAAATACTGCGGCGCTAATAATTTCCCCCTCAAAGAACGAACCAGGTGTGACGTTGCTGTGGGCACCAATCCTCAGCGGAAGGGCGTTCGCCAAGCTGCCCGAAATATTCGCGGCGGTGGCGTTCACAGACAGCGGGTTGGAATAGGCCTTGACGCTAGGCGCGCTTCGAACGGCAGCCACCAGCGCGGAAACACCTGCCGCCGGCTGTGTGTTGCTAACCAGCGAGCGGTTTGTTCCGTCGCTCGAATCAGTGTAGATTTTACCATCGAGCGCCCACTGAAGGTTCCAACCAACTGCGGCGCCCGAGAATTGGCTTTGCTTTACCACCAGTCCCATTGATGCCGCTGGTGTCCCGCCGTAACGCCGCATGGCACATACGGCGGTCATTGCCTCTCCCGAGGCAAAATCCAGCAGCGGCGAATCCGCCACCTCCAGATAATCGTCGGTCCCCAGCAGCAGCAGGTCGCGGTCCACGACGCAAAGCTTTCGGCCGGAGGTGCTGCGGTTGAGGGTCCAGACATTGCCTTGCGCATCGGTGTGCGTGGCGTAGGGCTCGGACAGCAGCGATGCGTCAAGCGTGAAACTGGCGGCGCCGGCCAGAGAGGACCGGAACTGCGCGTAATAGATGGAACCGGTAAAGAAGTTTCCAGCACCCGCATCTGTCGCGCCGAGATGAACCGCCGTCGTGCTATTGAAGATTCCGGTTACGTCTGCCACCGTGACCGTGGCACCGAGTTGGACCCAGTTGATTCCATCGGTGGACGTGTAGAAATTAACGGTGCTGTTTCCGCCACCGGCGTTTTGGGTGTAGTCGTAAGCAAGCCAGATGTCGGCGCCGTCCGTAGCTACGGTGGTGAGTGAGGTAGTCCCGCTATACGGTATTGAGGTGTTGCCGTTAGAGGTGCGGTAAAACGTCAGAAAGCCGGTGGTCTGAATATCGAAGGCAATGCTTCGCTGGCCGGCAGCCCACTTGGAAACGAGACTCTGCGCCGTGCCTGGAGTGTAGTCCGCGGCGGCAATCTTGGTGACAAAGGCGTGGCTGCTGGTCGGAAATGCGGCCGAGTTAGGCGTGCTGATGGTGTTTCCACTGGAGCCCGGGAAATAGACCTTCTTCCCTGTGAACGGCAGGCGCAGAGGGTCGTTCGTGTCGGCACCGACTGCGCTGCCCAACCTGGCGTTCAGGCCGTTGCCAGATTCGTCGCGCAAGGCGTCTAGGGTTGCGTCATAGTTGCCGGCGCGCCACCGGGCCACCGCGCGGGAGAGCACGGAGCGCTGACGGGGCGGGATCCAGGGCAGCGACATGGGTCAGCTCAGGCGGACGTTGTGCAGGCGGGTGCCGATCGTGATCTGCAGGTCGCTCGCCGCGTAGGTTTTCGTGTCGCGCGAGATGCCGGCGACGAAGAAGCCCAGGGCGTCGGCCGGGACCTCGATCGTGAAGGACTGGAACTCGGGCTGCGCGAGGCCGTTCGTCGCGGCCTTCATCGCGGTGTAGCTCGTGACCGGGATCGCGCGGCGCACCAGGGCTACGTCGGCGCTCGAGAGGTTCACCGCGGCGTTGACGGCGCCGAGCGTGGTCGGGGCCGACTTGAAGAACACCAGGTCGAACAGGCCGGCGTTGGCGCTCTTGTCGACGATGGTGATGTCCACGACTTCCGCGCGGATGCTTTGGCCGGCCGGCAAGGCGCCGACGAGGGACACGAGGTTGGCGATGAAGAGCACGTCGCCGCTGATGTAAGCGCTCGTGTCGAGGGTCGGCGTGATTTCCACGACCTTCGTCTGGAAGTTGGTGATGGTTTCATTCATGGTTTTGAGCGGGGTTAAATGTTGCGAACCTTGATCGTGCGGGCCTGCGCGCCCTGGGCCTGCAGGCTGTCCTCGGCGTCGTAGAGCGACGCCCAGGCGGACCCGTCGGCGGCGAGGGCCTTCTCGAGCTGGCCGTCGCCCTCGAGGAAGCCGAGCTTCGCGCACTGGACGACGAAGTCGGAGAGATAGGTGGGCAGGCCGAGGCGCTTCCACTTCGTCGGCGCGATGCGCGGGCTCTCGCCGGTGGAGATCGCGGCGAGCGATGTCCAGTAATCACCCTCGTAGTCGACGTAGCCGGTCTCGGTGAAATACACCGTGCGGCCGCTGGCGTAGGTGTTGCCGCCGACGTAGTCGACGCCGCGCCACACCGGGCAGCGCGTGCGGAAATGCACCCAGGCGCTGCGCGGCACGGCGAGACCCGTCAGGGTGATGCCGCGCTCGTCAGGCACGAAGGGGAGCTCGTAGGCCGGCCGGGTCGTGCGGAAATTAGCGGACCAGACAGCCTTCACGCCGCCGAGCGGGGTCTTGCCGGTCTGGTCGTAGGCGATGTAGGTGTCGGCCGTGGTGAGCTCCGTCCACTTGCTCGAGACGCCGGGCACGTCGGTGGAGATCGTGGCCGCGTTGGCGGTCCAGTATTTGTCGGTCGAGGTGTGATAGACCTCGGCGCCGCTCGCGTAAGCCTGGGCGGTCCAGTCGTCGCGATAGTGGCGCTCCTCGAGGTTCATGAGGTCGGGCCAGAACCGGCGGTCCCAGGCGCGCTTGGCCACGCGACAGAAGAGCCGGTTGAAGGTGTCCTTGTCCGCCTGCGGCTGGTTGGCGCCGCTGTTGAGGCCGCAATACTCGGTCCAGAGATCGAGCATCTGCTTGTAGGGCACGTAGACGAGGTTCGCGTTCATGCGGCCCATCTCCCTTTGCCGCGGGCGCTGGTCACGCGGTGCTTGGGCCGGTTAAGCGCGGAGGCGACCGTGCCGCCGGCGCCGAAGGCCTGCGCCTTGTAATCGACGCGGCAGCCGGGGAAATGCTTCAGGAGGTAGTCGAGGCCGTCGTTCTCCTTCTTGAAGAAGCCCGGGCGCTGGCTCTCCCAGGCATTGAAGGCCGTCTCCTCGATCTCGGCCACCAGGCGGCCGCAGGAGAGCTTCTTCGCCAGGCGGCCGCTCTCGGCGGCGATCTGGGCCTGGCGCTGCTCGAGGATCACCGGCTCGTCGAGGCGGGCCTCCTCCTGGAGGGCCGCGATGACGTCCTCGGTGCAATCGCCGAACTCGGGATGGATGATGCGTGCGCCTGGTCCGAACATGGTTTGGAAATAGAACGGCTGCGGGCGGGTTAAGGCGCCCGCAGCCGGTTGCGAAATTCCGCGCGGAATAAACCGCGCGGGTTGAGGGTTAGAGCTTCAGCAGGTCGACGACGCTGAAGAACACGTTGATCTCGCCGGCCGTCAGCGCGTTCACGTTGGCGCCCGTGGTCGTGATCGTCACGATCAGGGCGGAGGCGGCGTCAAACGCCTCGCCGCAGGCCTGGTTGAAGGAGGCGCCGTCGCCCGCCTTCGTGATGATCGTCGAGCCGGTGAACACGTTGGTGGACGTGACGTAGGCGTTGGTCGTGCCCGTCTTGCCGACGAGGGCGACGCAGGCCGACACCGCGCCGCCCGAGAGGGCGGTGATGAGCCGGAGCGCCGCTTTCTTGACCAACATGCCCGCGGCGAGCGTCATGAGGGTGTAGGTCTGCGTCGTCGCGGCGGCGGTGAAGTCGCCGCCGGCGAAGCTGATGTTGGCCCGGTGGGTGAAGCCGTAGAACGAGGACTCGGCTTCGGAGAGTGCGATGATTTTCATGAGGTGGTTTCCTTTTGGTTGATCGTCGCGTTAGGCGCTCGGGGCGAAGCGGGCGAGCCACAGGGGGTTGCCGCACTCCATCACGTAGGCCGCCGAGATGAGGCAGCGCGGGCCGCCGCCGTCGGAGGCGAGCTCCTCGGCCTCGGTCTCCCACGCGAAGCGCAGGCGGAGGCACTCGTCCACGTTCGGGAACAGGTAGCCGAGCCGGCGCGAGGCCGCGCTGGTCGGATCACCGGCCGCGTTGATGAACGAGCTCGGGCGGATGACGACGCGGCCGAAGTCGGTGTCGAGCACCGAGACCTTCATCGTGATCTTCGCGCTCTCCGCGTCCTGGTTGAACCGGCGCACCTGGGTGAAGCCGGAGTCGTCCTTGGAGTAGGCGGTGAGGCGCGAGAGCTTCTGGCGCAGCGTCGAGCCGGCGAGCAGCGTGAGATCCATCTCGGCGTCGCCGGTCTGGTCATACTGGCTCTTCAGCACGCCGGTCAGCGTCTCGTCGAAGAAGTTCGCGATCGTGGTCGTGGTCACGCTGGCGGTCGGCGTGCGGAAGGCGCTGTCGACCGGGAGGTCGGACTGCGCCGAGGTGTTCGACCAGGAGCCGTAGCCGCGCGTGAGCGGGGCGACCGTGCCGCTGCCGGCGACGGAGTCCTGGTCGGATAGGATGCGGGTCTCGATGTCGCGGGAGACGATCACGAGGCCCTTGGCGACGGCCTTGGCCCAGGCCTTCCGCTTGCCCACGCCGGCCTGGTCCATGACCTTGTCGGCGAAGCGGGAGATGCGGATGGCGCGCTGCTGGATCATCACGCGGCCGGAAATGGTCGCGGCGACGTTGTTGACGTTTTCGAACGCCTGGACCGGCTGCTCGTCGATCGAGCCCGCGATACTCGGCGCGGGATAGTTGTCGACGGGCCACTCGGTCAGCGTGTTGGTGGGGGCGACGCTCTTGGGGAGCATCGCCTTCATGATGGTTTTCTTGCGATCGGCGAGGGCAAGGGCGTCGGACAGGTCCTGACGTTTGCCGAGGGCGTCGCGTTCAACGAATGCGGGCATGGTTGGATTTCTCCGGGATTAAGTGCCTCGTTAGCCGAGGCCGGCTTCGATGAGCTCAGCGATATCTGCTTCCGAACCGCTCTCGGCGCGCTTGCGCGCCTTGGCGAGGCGTTGGGCCTTCGGCGCCGGCGCGCTGGGGGCGCGGTGCGGCGCACCAGGGACGGGAGCCGGCGAACGACGCGCCGCGGGAGCGGCGGCCTTGCCAGCCAACGGACGACCTTCCGGACCCTTCTTCGCCGCGGCGGCCTGCTTGGCCTTCGCGATGCGAATCCGCTCGCCGGCCACCGCGTCGGCAATGACGAGGCGGTAGTTCGCGAGCTTGCGGATGCCGGGCACGGTCTTGAGCACGTGATCCAGGGCCCGGCTTTCGTCGGACTCGGGGTCCTCGAAGCCCGGGTAGATCTGCACCGCGACCTGGTTGGAGCGGGTCTCCTGCACGATCTCGGTCTGGCGCTTCGGGATGGCCCGGAGCGCACGGCGCGCGTTCGTGAGGATCTGCCCCATCTGTTCCTTGGTGTAGACCTTGGGCTCGTCGCCCTCCTTGGCGGCCGGGACCTCGAGGCCGTCGCGGTTCGCGAGGGCCAGGTCTTCCAACCGTTCGAAGTGCTCGCGGAGCTCCTCGAGGCGCTCGGGGGAGTCGGCTCCCTCGATCTCGAGCTCGCTGGGCGCGAGCTGGCGCGCGGGTTGCGCGCCGGCGGCCTTCAGCTGGCGCAATTCCTCGCGCAGCTTGAAGAGTTCACGTTTCAGGCCGATGGCCGTCTTGTCCTTGTCGTCCTTCGCCTTCGGCTTGGTCGGATCAGCGGGCTCTTCGCCCTCCTCACCTTCCTCGCCCTCGGCGGCAGGCTCCTCGGACCCTTCCTCGGCCGCGGGCTCTTCGCCCTCGGCGGCGGGTTCGTCGGATTCACCAGCGGCGGCTTCATCGGTTTCCGCGGCCGGGGCCTCCGTGCCGGACTCCTCCTCGGCCGCGGGCTCTTCGCTCTCGGCTTCAGGTTCGTCCGTATCGCTTGCGGCGGGATCCGGTTTCTCGCCTAATTCCCTCAGGATGTCGGAAACGAGTCCGCTGTCCTGAGGCATCCCGGATAGATCCGCATCTTTGGTTTTTCCCGCTGGCGAAGCGGCGGCTGGGGATGCTGCCCGGCCGGGTTTTTGGGTCGCCTGTAATCCTGGCATATAGCGCAGTGGTTTGGGTCGGAAGAAAGGGGGTGGCGGGGCGACCATTCAGCCGCCCTGTGAGGGCGCCACCGGTCGCGGACATCCAACCCATGAATTTCCGCGGCCGGGGCCTTGGTGCGGCCGGCAGGGCCCGACCGGCAACGGAGCGCTTCCGTAATGGGGGCAAGTTCGGGCAAGTTCGGGCGACTTCGGGCAAGTGATTCCGTGCGAAATAAAAAGCGCCCGGCGGGTGTGCCGGGCGCTTCAAGGTTCCGATTGTGCGGTGGATTACCTCATGAGGACCTCCGTGGTTTGGTGGATTTCGGAGCGGGATCCGGATCCTCGGCCGGAGCGACCGGCTTGGGGTCCTCGGCCGGCGTGTCCGGCGGCGGAGCGACCGGCTCCTCCGGCGCGGGCGACGGCGCGGCCGGCGGCTCGGGCACGGGCTCGGCGTGCTGCACGTTCGTGCCCTCGATGCCCTGGTCGACGCGCTTCTTCGTGCGCTTGAGCAGGCAGGTGAGGCCGCCCTTGACCATGCCGAGCGCGTCCTCGTTGTCCTTGCACGCGAACGGGCCGGCCTGGAAGCATTCGAGGCGGTCCGCGACGATCGCGAGCAGCGCCTCGTTGGAAATGCCGTTCAGGCCGGCCTCCTTGATCGGCCCGTGCTGGAACTCGAGGCGCACGGTCTTGCCGGCGCCGCTGAGTTCGTAGGCGTGATGCGCGCCGCCGGCGCCCGGCTCGTCGAGCACGGTGATGTTGATGGCCTCGTTCAGGCCGTTGGCCTTGTGGGCCGATAGCTGTCTCATGTTGGTTTCTCCTGTGGTTGTGGTTGCTGACTAAATCCGGTCGGAGAACGCCGCCAGCCCCTCAGCCGGCGGCGTTTCCATGACCAAAAAACCGGAGGGTTAACTCCGGTGAGTCTTCTTCGCCGGCGCGACGACCTTGCGGCGCTCGTCGACCAGGCGTTGCTTGAGGGCGGCGAGCGCGTCCATGCGGCCGCTGGCGTGGCGCATCTTCGTGTCGGGCGTGTCCGGGTTCGTGACGTCGAGCGCGGCCGCGGCCAGCTCCTCGTCGAGGACCTGGTTGATCGCGATCCAGCGCGGGTCGTCGTCGGCCATGCTGCCGAGCGCCATGACGAGCTGCTCGGCCGAGAGCCGCTTGGGCGCACGGATGAAGATGACCCGGCCGCCGGGTGTGATGATTTCGGGCTGTTTGCGTGCCATGTTAGAACTTGGGTTCGAGGTAGTCGGGTGGGAGCACGTGGAACGTGCCGTTGGTGCTGTTGGCGCCGATCTTGCCGGCGGTGACGGAGCGCGTCTTCACGCAGAGCCAGCCGCTCGCGAAGAGCCGCAGGCGGTCAGCCCAGGAGAGCTTGACCGTGACCTCCGTCCGGAAGGTGTCCTGGTGGCCGCCCTCCAGGACAGGATAGGTGCAGTGCCGGACCGGGAAGAGCCGGCGGGCGATGCGTTGCTTGAGCGTGAGCGGCAGAGGCGCCGCCGCGGTGGGTGGATTGTCGTTGTTCATGGGATTGGGTTTTCTGGTTCAGGAGGCGGACGCACTTGGCGACCTTCGAATCGGTGTTCTCCTTGCGGAGCCACATGGCGCGGAGCGAGGCGCGCTCCGGCGCCGGCAGCCGCCAGTAACAATCGTGACAGAAGATCACGACGTTACCGACGAGCGGCCGCCGGCAGGCGGCGCAGGGCTCGCTCACTCGCCACCTCCCGCGATGGCCGGCTGCAGCGGCGCCGTGCCGGTGCGGCCGATCGCCTGGTTGTTGTCCGGGCCCGGGCCGTATTGCTGGATCATCATCTGCAGGTTCTTCATGCGGTTCTCGACGAGCTTCTTGAAATACTCGTCCTCCGGCTTTTGCGGCTGCTGGTAGCGGCGCGCGAGGACCGGGCTGCCGAGCACGGTCTTCGTGAGCGTGTCGAGCCGCAGCTGGGCGTTGACGCCGGACTTGCGGAGCGGCGCCTCGATGCCGTTGGCGAGCATGTTGACGGCGTTCACCTCGTCGTTGACCTCCTGCATCGTGACCTGCTGGCCGTCGCGGATCGCCTGGTCGGCGATGGCCGGGTCGATGGCGCGGAGGCCCGCGCGCACGATCACGGTCCGGTCGACCTGGCCGGTGATGTCCTGCTGCAGGACCGCGGCGATCGCCTGGTTCCGGGTGAGGACGAACTCGATGTTCAGGTCGCGCACGGAGAAGGCGAGGGTCGTGGTGAACTGGCCGCGGATCTCCTCGCGCGAGAGCTTCTTCATCGGGCCGCCGGCGACGATCTGCACCTCGAGCTCGTCACCGTAGTCCTGCTGGAGCTCCTGGATCATGTTCCAGGCGGTCTTCCAGCCCTCGAGCCAGCGGTTGACGTCGTGTTGCAGGACGGCCTGCCCGAGCTCGGACGGCACGCCGGGCACCATGCGGCCGAGATACTGGTTCAGGTCGAGCCAGGCGGCCTTCTCCATCTCGATCGAGGCGGCCGGGAAGGGCGGGGGATTCATCCAGGTGACGTCGTCGGCTTGGCGGACCGGGACCTCGACCATCGGCCCGAGCACGGCCTCGAGGCCGCCGCGGCGCTGGGTGACGCGCACGGGCGGGATCGTGGAGAGCTGGGTGTGGGCGCCGCGGCAGTCGCGCTGCACCTTGATCTCGTATTGGAAGCTGCCGGTGCGCTCGGGCGTGCCGCGGGCGTTCTCCATTCCGCGCGAAATGACCTCGCTGCGGAAGTCGACGTAGGGGTAGTCGCCCTGGGCGGTGTCGAGCAGCTGGTGGTAGCCCCAGCTGTCGGCGACCTTGGCGGAGAAGACGGTCCAGTAGATCCCGTTGATCCCGAAGTCGTCGGTCGCGCGCGCGTTGGCGTGCCAGATCTCGTAGAGGTTGTTCTGCTCGTCCTGGGCGGCGCGGGTGTAGCCGCGGGGCGACGTGACGAAGCGGACGGTCGTCGGGTCGAACTGGCTCGGGCCCGGACCGGCCTCGAGAACCTCCTCGACAAAGCTCTCGTCCCAGCCCTCGCCGACGATCTTGCCGCGGAGCTCGGCCTCGGAGAGGAACTCGCGTTCGTAGATCACGCGGGCCCGCTGGATGTCGTCGAGGTCCTGCGGGAAGAAGACGTCCTGCATGAAGCGCAGCGACGCCACGCACGGGCGGTTGGCCTTCACGTAGGGCAGCGGCAGCGTGGTCTGCTGGGTGCGCTGCAGGTCCTTGAAAGCGCGTTTGAGCGTCTTCTTGCCCACGCTCGGGAAGGCGGCCGCCATGAGCTCGAGCGCCTCCTCGATCCGCATCGGGTTGTAGATCAGGTCGGCGATATCCATCATCGCCCCCTGGGCCTCGGCCGGCAGCTGGCCCTTCTCGTCGGGTTCGAAACCGCCCACGCGGAGCAGCTCGAGCGCGACGTCGTCCAGGGAGAGCTCGCGGAGCTCGAGCGCGAGCTCGCGCTTCCACCAGACCTTGAGGATGCCGAGGCCCGGGTCGTCGCCCTCGACGTAGTTGGCGAGCAGCTCGGCCTCGCGGCGCAGCTCGCGCTGCATCCGGTTATCGCGAAGCCATTTCAGGACGCGCGACATTTTGGTCGCGTTCTCGCCCTGGTCGAGGCCGCCGATCGGCACGGCCTGGATCTCGCCGGACATGAGCGCCTCGACGTAGAGGGCCACGCGCTCGCGCACGACGGTGTCGACGACCGGCACGCGGACGTCCGGCGCGCCCTCGTAGGGCATGGCCGCCGAGCCGATGTCCTTCTCGTGTTTGCGGTAGTCGTCGCTCTGGCCATCCCAGCGGCAGAGACGGGTGGAGATCGCGCCCTGCTGGCGCGACCGGATGTTGCCGACCTGGCTGTAGACCTGGGCGAGTTCATCGCGGAGGGCGTCGAGGTCGGGCACGGCCGCCGCGCGCGCAAGCGCCCGGACGGAATCGGTCTGAGTTTTCATTTGGTCATGGTTCCTGTCGGTGGGTTGGAAAGTGGTTGGCCCGAACGCAGCCGGGCCAGTTCGGCCGGGAAATCTACTTCCGGCACGATGTAACAGCGGTCGATCTCACGACGGCTCTGCCGCAGACAGCATTTCGCGAATGTGCAGTTGGTCGCCGCAAAGTGGCGCCGAGCACGATAGGTCCATTCTCCGGATCCTTCCGGCCAGACCGGGCATTTCGATTTCTCGATCGTCATCGGCGCGTGAACGACGAAGCACGGCAGGAGGATGCCTCCTAGCTTGGGATCACAGCATCGCGTGCCATCGGCGCGCGTGTGGGTGGCCTCGCGCTGATGTGAATTACACCACCAGGTGCCCGTCGGCGTGGATGCAGGATTCATCTCGTCTTCTCCGCTTTGAAGATTTTGCCGCCGGCCTCGGCGGCGAGGACCTCGTCGCGCTTGAACCAGGCGCGGCCCTCGCCGTTGAGGTAGTAGGGCTTGAGGACCTTGGCGCGGACCAGCTTCGTGAAGTCCTCGTCGTCCATTCCATAGCAGCGACGGATGTCGCCGCGGCGGATATAGCGTTTGTTGGGAAGTTCGGGCATGGGTTGGAAATTAGAAGTAGCCGCCGCGTTTCATCTTCATCGAACCGGGCTGGACGAAGTCGCAGTCCGATTTCACGAAGTAGCGGTCGGGGTCGATGATGTCCTTGAGGGCGTTCTTCGGCGTGCCGGCGTCGCTGAACTCCTGGTAGGCGACCACGCTGTGCTCGCAGTCCTCGACGACATACCAGTGCGGGCAGTTGAGAGGTGAGATCTCGGCCTTCTCGTCGTAGTCCATCGCATCGACGATCATCTCGAGCGCGCTGCCGGCGCCGTGGACGGAGCTCGCCGGCGCCGCCTCCCACTCCATCGCGGGGATCACGCGGCCCTTGGGATCCTTGTGCCCGGACTCAGCCATCATCTCGATGATTGTCTGGCCCTCCTCCTGGCTCGGCACCTCGCTGCCGGCGAACCGCGGATCCATCACGCGGCGGTGGACGCGCTCGACGCCGGCGCCGTAGTCGCCGGCCGTGTGCTTCCAGGTCTTGTCCTTCTCGTCGTAGGTCCAGCCCTCGGCCTCGAGGATCAGCGCCTTGTAGGCAGCGATGCCGCGGCCGGCCTCGAGGCGCTGCGCCGGGCCCGGGCGCCAGTCGTTCTTGCGGGCGACCTCGTCGTCGCTGGCATCCGCCGGCGGCAGGGCCCACTCGCCGTAGCGCCGGCAGTCCGGCCACTCGCGATGCACGATCGGGCCCCACTCCGGCGACACGAAATACCACTTGATGAACCAGTTCTTGCCCGGCCGCGGATCCGTCGAGCAATACCAGGTGCCCGGGCCCTTCGCGATCTCGAGGAATTTCTTCCGCGTGATGATGTGCGGCTGCCCGAACTTCGCGAAGGCGCTGCTCGCCAGCTTGTCCACCCAGCCGTAGGCGCGCATCTTCACGACGGAACTGTTCGCGCCCTCGAGCTTCTTCTGGACCTCGCGGCTCGCGCCGTAGGGATTCTGGCCCCAGTGGAAAAACAACACCCGGCTGCGCGGCCGCCGCGGCTCCATCACGTAGGGCATGTGGCCGCGCGGGCAGCCCTTCACGTGGACGGCATCGGGCGGCAGCAGCGCGGCCGGCCTGGTCTCGATGATCTTCGCGCCGGCGACGTAGCGGGCCACGACCGGCGTGTAGCCGCGCACCGGGGTGAAGGTGATCAGAATGATCAGGCGCTCGCCCTGGCTGAGGCGGTAGGTCAGCGCGTCCAGGAAGGCCAGCGGCACGAGCTCGTCGAACCAGACCAGCGTCAGGCGGTAGCCCTCGAGCACGCCGACGTCCTGCTTGTAATTGAAAAACAGGCCCATCGAGGTATTCGGCAGGATGAACTTCTCGCCGGTGAAGCCGTTGGCCCGCGTGTATTGGACGTAGGTCCCGCGCTTGCTGCGGATGCCGCGCAAGCCCAGGGCGCGGATGTCCGGAGGCAGGAAGGAGAAGATCACCGGCTGCTGCTGGTCCTTGCTCGATCGCTCGCTCGAGTGCAGGAAAGCCGCGCAGCGATCGGGCGCCTCCGTCAGGTGCTCGACGCTGAACTTGCCGGCGAAGTTGGTCTTGCCCTCGCGGTTCGCGCCGTTGAGCAGCAGCTCGTCGACGTTGGCGAGCAGCTCGCGGGCCTTCGCGTAGGTCTCCGGCTCGAAGCCGTGGCGCAACGGGTCGTGCCGCTCGAGGTGGATTAGCTCGGCGCGGTCCTTCAGGATCTTCTCCAGGTGCGCGCGGCCCTCGTCGCCCTTGGCGAGCCAGGCCTGCACGGCCGCGCGCGACGGCAGCTTCAGCACCGGGTGAGGTGCGAGCAGGTCCTTCGGGATGCCCTCGAGCATGGCGGTGCTCATTCGCGTTTCAGGAGTTTGGTGAGCTCAGCCGGCTCGGGTGACGGTGGACGCGCGGCCGCGAGGTCCGCTTTGCAGAGCTCGCAGATTCCGTAGTAGTCGTTGAGCCGGCCGGACGCCGGGCCACCGACGACCGCCGTGATCGGCGTTCCCAGGGATCTGTCGCAGCGGTAGCAGCGCTTTGGTTCGTGTTGCGTCATTTGCCATGGGTCAGATTCACGAGGCGGGTGGCGTAGTGGAAACTGGTCTCCGGGGCGCGGCCGCGGATCGTGCGGTCGAAGCCGCAGTTCCAGGCGAGGGCGATGTTGAAGAACGACGGATCCACGCCGGCGGCCTTCAGGTTGCGCTCGAGCCAGCGCACGTGCGCCTCCGCGATCTCGCGGTCGGTGAACGGGCCCTTGCGGCCGGCGGCGCGCAGCTCGGCGGTGCGATCGTGCCGGACTTTCGGCGTCAGCTGCCAGGCCCCGGTCTCGCCGGCCGGACCCGGCTCGGCCGGGATGCCGTGCGGCGTCTCGAGCCGGGCCAGGCCCCACAGGATGACGGCTAGAAGATGCGCGCTCACCGGCCGGCCCTCCACGGGTGGCGATCATCCTTGCTCGCGCTGCGCCAAGGCGGCCGCGGCGCCACGATCGGCGCTGGCGGAAGCTGAACGGCCAGCTGCAGGACTAGGAGTAGGAGGCTCATGATCGGTTGCCCGACGTCGGCACGTCGACCTCCTGGAAGGCGCTGGACCAATACCGGAGCTCCGGCTGCCAGCCGGCGAGCAATCCGCACGCATGGGCCAGCTGCCGCGCGCGGTCATGCCCGAGGATCTTCGTCTCGAGCAGATGGCCGCGAGGCGAGCGCCATGTGAAGACGACACCCTCGTTCGTGGTCATAGTCCGGCGCGAGACCCGCCAGCCATTCACCGACAGGTGCGAGACGAAGCCGGCGACCGTGGCACGGAGCCATTCCTCCGGAGTCGGCTGGCGGCGGCCGGTGGGATAGGTATTCGTGGCGGTTTGCTGGCTGCCCATGAAATCGCGCAGCGGAGAATCCTCCCGCATCGCTCGGAACGCGGCCTCGCTAAAAGGATCATTAGCCCAGGCCATTAGCGGATCCCTCCGTTGAGGAAGTGCAGGTCCAGCAGCTTCGCGTCCTTCTCCGGGCGCGCCTTGAGCTTCAGGCTGAGGCTCTCGCCGTCAGCCGTGAAGCCCAGGGCCCCCTCGCCCAGCGTGTGCAGCTCGCACTCGCCGGCCGCGATCGCGTGGCCGATCTTCGCGATCTCGGCGTGCGCCATGCCGGCGTTGCACGGCAGGATGACCGGCACCTCCAGGCCCTGGTGCAGGACGACCACGTATTTCGCGCGGAATATTGTGCTCACGGATTTTTATTTCCCCTTTTCCGCTGCAAGAAGTTCGAGGAGCTTTTCGGACATCTTGAGGTAGCTTTGACGACGGGCGGCGCCGGCGGCGCCGGCGGCGTCGGCGGCGGCGTCGGCGGCGGCGGCGCCGGCGGCGTCGGCGGCGGCGTCGGCGGCGGCGTCGGCGGCGGCGTCGGCGGCGGCGTCGGCGGCGGCGGCGCCGGCGGACCAATAGGCGGCGGCGGCGTCGGCGGCGGCGTCGGCGGCGGCGGCGCCGGCGGCGGCGTCGGACCAATAGGCGGCGCCGGCGGCGGACCAATAGGCGGCGCCGGCGGCGGCGGCCATACGCCGGGCGCTTTTCCAGAGATGCTCGGCCGGCTTATCGCCGTCCAACCATCTCTGGAAAAGCGCACCCACACCCTTGATCGCCTCGCGCGTCGACTCCTTCTTCGCGAAACGGATCACACCGTCGTGCTCGTCCATGAGCATCCAGTGCGCGAGCTTCGGCCAGATCATGCTCAGATCCGCGCCGGTGTTGATCGCGGCCAGGAACCGCTCCGGCCAGACCTTCGCGTTCTCGGCCGGCATGTTCTCGAAGAGACGGTCCTCGATGCGCGCCAGGACCTGCGGGATCCCGAGCTCCTTCTCGTAGTCGCTGTGGCGGTCGCCGTGCAACGTGCAGCCCACGGCGCAGCCGCGGAACTTGCCTTCGTCGTCCGGCTTCCAGTAGCCGTAGCCCTGGACGATCTCGTCGGCTTCGCGGTGGGCGCGAACGCGGCCAAGATATTTCTGCTTGATGGTTTCGTCGCCGTGAAAGGCGATCAGCGGAGCGCGCTCCGCGACTGATGTGGTGTTTGTATTCATGGGTTGAAAAGTGGAAGTAGTTCGTTTTCGGCTTCAGCCCGCCGCCGTCCGCGGATCCGGCTGAAGTGCGCCACGAGGCGCTTGTAGTGCTCCTCCTTGCAGAGGGAGAGGGATTGGACGCCGACGGCCTTCAGCTGCTCGGCGTGACGCCAGGCATCGAAGCAATTCAGCCCGGGCGCCTGGTTGCGCTCGAACTCCTCGTGACCGGGCCAGCGGTCGTAGGCTTTGCGAGCGACGTCGCAGATCACCTTCTTCTGGATGAAGCTCAAGTTCACGGGACCCTCCTTGCGGTCGGCCGCGGCTGAACGAGGTCCTCGCGGCGGCCGCACTTCGGGCACACGACGTAGCACTCCCAGGGCGTGCTCGGCCCGGGCTGCCAATCATGGCCGGAGAACCAGCAGCGGAGGCGCTTGAGCCAGTGGGGTGTTTTCATACGAGGAGCCCCCGCGCGGCCTTCCAGATCTCGATCAGGTGGTTCGCCTGGCTGATCGCGTCGTCGAGGGCGTTGTGATGCGTGCCGGTCCGCGGCATCTTCACGTCGGAGTAGGCGGCCTTCATCGTCCGGTAGCACCGGTCGTTGTAGAACTTCCAGGGCGGCGTGAGCCTCAGGGCCCGGTAGGCGCTCGCGAGGATGACGTTGTCGAACGCCGCGCCATTGCCCCACAGCAGGATGTCGCGCCCCCCCGTGAACTCGATAAATTTACTGAACTCCCGCAGGGCCTCGGCGAGATGCACGCCGCCAGGCGCGCGCATCTCCGCCCGGGCGAGAGCGCGGCGGATCGCCGGCGTGGCGTCCTTGCGGGCCTTGCTGGCGGCGCTGAGCGCGGCCGGGGTGAGGCCAGCCTTCACGTTGTCGATGATCCGGACCGGCAGGTCGCGGCGGATGGAGACGCCCTCGCGGAGGACGGAACCGCGAGCATCATCGAGGGCGCGCCGGCGGCGGGTGTCGGCATCGAGCGGGCGGGAGAGGCGGGCGGCGGCCTGCACCTCGTTGGAGCGACGGGCCATGGCCTGGCACCGCAACCGCCTGCGCTCGCGGCGCTTGGTGCGCCAATTAGAAAACATGTTCATCGACCGGAAGGCATAATCACTTGTTCTGCCAAGAGGCGCGGTAGGCACGCGCGGCGTCTTCGCCGGCCTTCGTAAGCATGAAGGTATATTCCGGGTCGATCTCGCCTGCGACAGCATCCTCTTCATTCGCAGGAAAGAGTTTCACCATGCCCAGCGTTTCGAGCCGCTTGGCCTCATCCTCATTCACAGGCGCGACGCCGCCGCCCATGACGGTGTGATACATCGTCCATAGGTTGCTGAGTTCGTCGTCAGTCATCGGAGGCAGAACCAAGTGCCCAGAGCCAACAGGCGCGGGCGTCACGTTTTCGAGAGTTTGATTTGTATTCATGGGTTGAGAGTTTTCTGCCGCGCCTGCGGCTCATGCACGGTGTTCTCCAAGACTCCGGTTTCCCAGTCGTATTGGCAGCAGCGGCAGTGATGGCGGATGCACTCTTTTTTCACCTTGGCGTCAGTCCATCCGTCGATGTGGACATACTCATTCACGCGTCGAGTGCTGCGCTCGTCGTAGGACAGGTCGAGCACTTCCCCCGCTTCAGCGTGCAGCCGGTAGATGTCTGCGCTTCCGCACTTCGGGCACGGCAGGACGGAGGGAGAACCAGCCGCCAGAGGGAACGCCCCTTGCTGGCCCTGCGGTTCGGTCGTTGGGTTTACGCTCGATGGTGTGTTCATTTGGGAAGGGTTACGAGGCACGCACGGCGGGGCGTTCCTCATCTGGTTTGTTCGGGGAAAGAAATCCCCGGTTTTCGAGGTAGTTGAGGACGGTTTCGATGACATCGGAGGGCGGCTCCTCTAGCCAGTCCACCAGTCGTTCGCTCCGGTAGAAGCGGAAGCGCCACCGGCCAAACATATCGTGTGCGCAGTGGATGTTTCCGGGCTCCATATGCACGCTGTCGCAGTAGCCGACCTCTCCGACGTAGCACTCGGGAAGACTCCCCGAACTAGGTGCCAGAGCACAACGCCCGCGACCGGGGCTGTTCTTCGTGCGGGCCTTCAACGCTCGGGGCTCAGTGGTTTTTCGGCGGGCGTGGCTCATCTTATTTGTTCAGCATCATGAGCACAATTGCGGCTGGCACGATGATCGGCAGGGCGATTACGACCAGTTGCATTATCTCACACGCGATGCCCATCGGTGAGTTCCAAAAGTCGTTCATCTCTTTGCAGATTTTTCGGATGGCTTCATCGTCTCGCTGGCGCTTATCCGCCATCTGACGTTTGTATTGCTCGCTGGCGTAGAGTTGCTGTTCCTCGAAAGACGCTAACCAGCGGTCACTGACAAGCCCCACATTTTGCCGGCTTGCGAGCGATTGCTGGTTAGCGATGCCTTGGTTTTCAGGATGGTAGTTCATAGTGATTCGTGTGGGGCTGTCAGACCCGCGATGTTCAGCGAAAGTTTTCGCAGGTGGCGCATCATCCTTCTTTCGACAGCCGTGCGCGCCGGATTGCGTTCCAAAAAGAAGGTCAACAGGTCATCGACCGATTCCAGCGCGGCATTGCCGGCAGCGATTGCATGGCCGATGTCCGCATCGCGGAAAGGCATATCGTCGTAGGTGCGGTCGGCCCACACGCCCTCGGCGCGGCGCCAGCGGTTGTAGATCGAGAGCACCTGTCGAGCGCGTTTCAGACGCTGAACCAATTCGCTACAGCGCAACGAGGCTGTCGGGGGTGTTTTCGTTTCCGTTTTCTTCATAGGTAGATTGTCCTGTTTTTTACGTTTCATTTCCCGCCTCGTGGCTGACCGAGGTGGTTCACCCAAGTTTAGCGGTCGGGCGCGTCACGGCGTCCCGATATTTCACTTGGTCGTTATTCCATCGCCCGCTCATTTCGCCCCAATGCACGCAGTCGTTCCTCCCCGTGAAGACGCGCCATGCGAGGACGAAGCGCGTCCGCCAGCACTCCCATTTTCTCCAGCTTCCGTATCGTGGGCAGCAGCGGGCGGGACGCCATTTTCCCGGGTGATATTCTTCCTCGACGTGCCATTGCCTGAGTTCGGCAGCGGAGTATGCTGTGGGCATCCGCCACGGTTGAGGCTGATTTGCTTCTTCCATATTTGTCATGTTGGTGTGGATTTAAGAGAGGGTGAACCAGCCACTACAGCGAAGGCGGCTGCGCCGCCTCGCTGACCAGGTTGTTAGCCACACGCTGCTCGGCAGGTGTCCAGAGTTTTGAAGCCAGCCGCCTACCGCGGGCGGAATTAGAAATCCAAGTATGCCCGCAGGTGTTGCAGCGGCAGTCAGCCGCGCCGGATGAAGTGCGTCCGCGCACGATCACATTGAAGTGTTTCGGCTCTCCACAGAGAGCGGCTAAGAAGTGTTTCGCTTTGCAGCGCGAGCAGTAGAGTTGGCGAATTGGTGTTGATCGGCTCATTGGTGAAAGAGGCTAACCACGAGTTACAGACGACGCATGGGACGTGACGTGGAATTTTGGAAAATCAGGGGTTGGCGGATGCACGAGGCTGCGTCGTCTGACCTCGGCCGTTCGGCGAAGATAGTAGGAGCGGCAGACCGACCAAGCGGTGATCTCGCACGGGCCCCAGGTGTGCTGGCAGGTATCGTCGCTCACGAGCAGCCTCCCGGGCCCGAGGACCTGACGGCGGCCTCGTGGTCGCGTTGGTGGACGAGCTGCATCGCGCCGTGGACGAGGTCCTGCACGGCGTAGCCCAGCACGCGCGAGTGATCGGCGAACGCCGGCAGAACATCGCTGCGGAGCGTGAGGCAGGCGACGACCTTCACGGCCTTGTCACCCGGCGCCGGCGCCTGGTCGACGATCGTCAGCGCCGACGTGCGCTGCACGACCTCGAGCACGGGCCCGGCGAGCTGCTTGAGCTGGGCCTCGGCCGCCTCGGCGCGGACCAGGCAGATCTGCGCGCGGCTTTCGGCGAAGCGCTTGGCGCCCTCCGCGGCGGCCTGGGCGTCTGTAGCCCGGTCGAGATTCCGCGCGAAATGATCCGCCGCGGCCTTGAGTTCGCGCTCGTGGGTCGAGCGCAGCATGAAGGGCCATTTCATGATGAAGCCCCCCCCGTTTCGGGTTTCTCGCCCGTCAGGCCGAGCTGGTCGATCTTCATCGCCTGCTCCATCTTCAGGCCGGCGTGAACGTCCTGGCCGAAGGCCTCGATGTAGGCCTTCAGCCGGCGGAGGTCGTCGTCCGCCATCTCGCCGGCGACGACGATCACCGCACCGGCGTGCTTGAGGTTATCCTCCGGCCGCCCGATTAGGATCAGGTTCAGCCGGAGGCCGATCACGCTGCCCTGGCAGACGGCGCTGAGCATCCGCTTGCCCATGAGACTGAGCATCGCGCTGATGCCAGCTGTCGCAGCCTTGGCGAGGTCCTCGTGGTCGGAGCTCACTTGGCACCGCCTTTCTTCGCCAGCATGAACTCGATTTCATCGGGAACATCGCCAGCGAAACGGGAAGCGGCCGCGGCCTCCTGCGAGACAATCGTGTGGGCCACCAGGCGGAGAGCGTCAGCGACTGCGAGCTTCGACCAGTCCGACGCCTCATAGGCATCGAAGTCCTTCGGCAGTTTGATGCCGAGCAATTCAGCCGATTCGCGAACATCACCACCACGGCCGCCGCTCTTCTTGCACACGAGCGCGGCCGCCTGGTTGATGTCATCAGCCTTGCCGCGGCGAAGGCGGGCGGTCACGGCCTCGAGGCCGGTTTGGATCTTGAGTCTGGCCGTTTTGTTGGTCGCCAGTTTTTTCGCGCGCTCGAGCTGCTCCTTTGTCTTCCCGCCCTTCGCGACAGCCGCGGCCTCGCTCTTCTTTTCGGAGGCCTCCTTGGCCGCGCGCGCCTTGTCCTGGCGATCCTTCTCCGGTGTCCACTTGGCCGGCTCGAGGCAATACCAGGTCGAGTAGTGCTTCACGAACGCAGGGTCCTTCTGCATCTCGGCCGGCACCGTGTAACACACGCGCCCATAGCCCATGACGTCGATCTCAGCGACCAGACCGGCGCGAACGAGTTCGTAGGAGACGGGAAGTTCTTCCTCTTCCAGATTCCGCGACGACAAGCCTTTCTTGATCGTCCAGCTGGCGATCGCCTCGCAAATCTTTGACCACTTCGCCCAACGGGCCAGCGCCACGCCATGCGCCCGAGTAAGTTTTCCGTCCTGGACGAGCTGCTGCACCGCAGACGGGAGCTCAAGCAGTCGGAGCGAGTTGGCGACGGTCGACTGGCTTCCGCGGCCCGCGATCTTGGCGACCTCGGCCTGCGGGATCTTGTGCTCGATGTGCAACTCGCGAAAGAGCCGGGCCTCCTCGATCGGCGTGAGGTCCTCACGCTGGAAGTTCTCGGCCGCGCGCTTCCGGACGTCGGCCGCGGTCGGCGCCTGGACACCGGTCGACGTGATGATCGCGGGGATCTTGTCGCGCTTGAGCAGCCCGTGCGCGCGCCAGCGGCGCTCGCCGGCCACCAGCATGAACTTGCCGGGCGCGATCTGGCGGACGACGATCGGCTGCAGCAGCCCGTCGGCCTTGATGGAATCAGCGAGCGACCGGAGCTGGTCGCCGTTGTGCTCTTTGCGGTTCTTCGGGTCCGGCACGATGGCCGAGACAAGCAGCTCCGTGGAGCCACCGGTGGAATCTTCGGGTGTTTTCATGGGTTGGAAAAGTTAGCTGGCTTGGGCGTGGGTTACCGGCGCGGCATCGCGCAACACGGCGAACGTGCCGCGGCGCATGAATGGATCCGCCACCAGCCGCACGACGCCGAAATCGGTTTCGATGGTGTCCACGCGGAGCGAGGACCAGCAAAGGCACCGCAGCTCAGCTTCAGCGTATTTGTTCCACGCGGAGCATTGTTTCAGGCGGAACAGGGCCTCGATACTCAGCAGTGGCAGGAGGTGCTTCCAGGTGTTCTTGCCCGTCACGTTGCCGTTCAACAGGCGCGACAGGTAGGCCCGGCCGATCCGGGCTCGAGCGGCCAGCTCGGTCGCCGTGCCCACGAACACGCCAGGCCGCGCTGAGGCGTCGCGCGAGATCTGCGCGTAGAAGTCGACGAGCGCCTGCTCCTTGCCAGTGGCGGTCAGTTTCAAGACTGGCCCTCCCGCTTGTAGCCGCCCGACGGCTTCGGCGTGCCGGGCCGGGCATCGCCGACGCGCGGCGCGTCCTGGTAGCGGCCCTGGCGTTTGTAGAACAGCACGTCGACCGACACGTCGCGCGGGCCGTTGCGCATCTTGGCCTGCAGCAGCTCGACCTCGTCGATGCCGCGGTCGCCGGTTTGCGGGACGCCGGTCTTGTCCTCCGGCGGCGTGTGGACGAAGATCACGCGATCGGCGTCCTGCTCGATGGCGCCGGACTCGCGGAGGTCGGAGAGTTTCGGGCGCCGGCCCTCGTCGCGGGCCTTGCGGTTGATCTGCGCGGCGACAAAGCCGGAAATGTCCAGGGCCTTGAAGAGCCGCTTGCAGGTCCGGGTCAGGTGCGCGACCACTTCTTCGCGAACACGGATTTTCTCCCGCGTGTTCATGAGCTGCAGGTAGTCGATGACCACGAAGTCGAGGCCGTGCGCCAGCTCGGGCGCGACGCCGGCCGCGAGGTCCTTCTCGCGCAGGCGGCGGTCGAGCTCGCGGATCTGGCGCTCGATGTCCTCGATGAAGAACAGGTCGTCGAAGAAGAAGAGTCGCTCCTCCTTCACCCAGGACGCCACCTCGGCGTTAGCCTTTTTCCAGTCCGCGACCTGCGTCGGCAGCGCCTGCTTCGGCGTCTCGAGGATCTCGTTGAGGTCAGCCTTGGCCAGGCCGGCCGCCAGCGTCCAGAGCCAGCGACGATCGCCGGTCTCGAGCAGGAAGACGGCGCCGCGCTTGCCGGCCCGGCAGTTGGCGCCGGTGGCGAAGCGCATCAGCGAGCTCTTGCCACCGCTCGGGCCCGCGGCGATGACGTTGAGCCAGTCCTCGTTCCGCACGTCGATCTGCTTGAAGGTCTGGTCGACGAAGGGCAGGCCGAGCGAGAGGCGGCGCGTGGTGTCGACCTTGCCCGCAAGGATCTCGTCGGCCGCCTTGGCCGCGGCCTCGACAGCATCCTCCTGGCTCGGGCGCCCGGCGCGCGTGACGGAATCCGCGAGCCGCTGCAGGCGCAGCGCGTGACGACTGACAAAGTCGGACAGGCCGCCGGTGAACTCGTAGGTCTTCTCGACCTGGTCGGTCCCGAGCAGGATCATCCGGCGCAGCACCCACTTCGTGCGGACGGTCTCGATGAAGTAGCCGGCGTGCGCGGTGGTCGGGATCTTGCCCGTGACCTGCATCAGGTAGGGGAAGCCACCGATCTCCTCGAGTTGCTTGGTCGCCCGTAGTTCTTCCGCCAGTGTCTCGAGCGAGATCACGACCTGCCGCTGGTGCAGATCCAGAATGACCTGAAACAATCGGGCGTTCTGCCACCAATAGAAAAAGTCTGGCGCCATTTTTTCCCGCAGGCAGCGGTCAACGGTCTGGCCTCCGTCGATCAGGCAGCAGGCAATAACGTGCTGCTCCGCCTCCTCGCTCGAAGGTGTTTCGCGACTAGGGATAGCCCTGAAGTCAGCGTCGCCCGGACCCGGCAGTGCGCGCAGGGGCGGGCGGCGCCGGCCGCCACCGGAAGAGGATTCTGTGAGAGGTTCGTCGTTCATGGGGCGCGGGGGTTAGCTGACCTTGCGGTAGCCGTCGTCGTGGTCGCGGGCCCAGGCGCGGGCCTTGTCGAGCTCGCCCGGCCAGTTATTCAGAAGGGTCAGAAGTTCACGCCGCCGGAAGTCGCCGATTTCGCGCGGAATTTTCGCGGCGTAGTAGGTCTTCATCGGCGCAAGCTGGCCCGCGAAGTCCTCCGCGCTGCAGCTGTGGAGCCGCGCCTCCTTGAAGGCCTCGAGCTCCTTCACGGTCCAGGGCGTCGTCGGCTGCCGGCCCTTGAGTGCGCCGACCTCGATCATCCGCGAGGTGAACGGCTCGGGCAGCTCCGAGGGCAGCGTGCTGCCGGGCTTGGATCGGCGCGAACGGCCGGTTGGCGTTACGGGGGCTGGGTCCTCTTTCCCCACACCCCTATCACCTCCTCTCTTCTCTACGCTGCTCTTCTCTTCTCCTCTCTTCTCTTCTCTTACCCCTTGGCAAGGGCTTACCAAGGGCTTGCTGAAATCAGTCACTTTCAGGGCAACCTGGAGCTCAGGGTAATGCTGCATCACCAGAGCGAAAACCTCGGGGTCGTTAAGGGCTACCAAAGCCCTTACCAAGCCCTTGCACACGTTGTTGCTCAGGAGCGCTTCACCGCAGCCGATCTGCTCGCGGATGAAACCGGGCACGAAGTAGCCCTTGGGAAGGGGTGTGAACCAGTCCGGAAGGGCTTGTATAGCCCTTGCCAAGCCCTCCTTTGGCAGACCGGTTTCGAACGCGAAACGCTCCGGCGTGACCTGGGCGTAGCCGAAGAGGGTCACGCGGTCGTTGGTCCGCATCCAGGCACCGGCCAGCTTGATCTCCGGCGACGCGGCCTCGACCTCGGGGTGGCTCCAGTAGTGGGAGGAAAATTTTGTGTCCATGAAAGGGGGTAGGTCAGGCGGTGGCCGACGCGGCCGGATCCGGCGGCTGGTTGCGCTTCAGCCGCCGGGAGAAGTCGACGCCCTGGCCGACCGTCGGCTCGGTGGCCGGCTCGATCTCGAGGCCGAGGGTGCCGTGCATCGAGGCGTGGGCCTCGAGCTCGGCCTGCAGCCGCTCGGGCGTGGGCAGCTCGGAGCCGTCGGGCACTTCCTTGAGGATGTCACAGACGAGGCGGAACAGTCCGCGCAGCGCCGGGTGGTAGGATCCCGCGGTCCTGAGCCACTGGCCGTAGCCGTGCTTGAGGACGTAGCGCGGCCAGACCTTCTCGCCGTTGTAGATGAAATCCTTCGGCAGCGGGTTGTCGTTGAGCCAGCGCTCGACGTCGTCGTCGTCCCAGGTGTTCAAGCGGCGGTCCTCCGTTCGATCGCGGCCGCCGGCAGGGCCTGGCTCGCGAGAAATTTTTTAGACCACCAGCCGCGGTAGATCCGCACGTGCGGCCGCGCCTGGTCCGGGTGCGCGTGGGTCCAGCCACCGGTGGGGTGGCGGACAACGGCCGGGACTGTCGGCGCTGACGTCATTCCGCGGCGGCCTCCGGCTGTTTCGGTTGCGGGTAGAAGAGCTGGCCCTCGCCGACGACGCGCGGCAGCCGGCCGTAGTAGAACCAGCCGGACTCGCCCTGGACGCACTCGCGCAGGACCATGCCCGGCTTCAGGAAGCGCGAGGCCTTGACCTGGACGACGACCTCGAGGCCGTTGGTGCGGTTCGCCAGGACCTTCGTCGACCAGCCGAACACGCGCGACAGGGTGAGGTCCTCCTTGACCAGGGCGGCCTCGGCCGGGGCCGGCGAGGTGGAAGCGGCGGCGGTCTCGGCGGCGGCCGCTGGCGGCGATTTTTCCGCGGCCATGCGCGCCTCGATCGCGGCCTGCAGCTCGTCGCGGCCCTGCTGGGTGAAGGTGGTATTGCCGTTGCTGACGTCGAGGAGCAGCTCGAGCGGCACGCCGAGCTCGCGGGCGATCGTCGCGGCCGTGAAGCAGGGCTCGGCGGCGCGCGGGGGAGGAGAGGGCGGCGAAGCCGGCGAATTTTTCTGTGCAGAAGGCTTAGCCACGACACACCTCCCGGCCTGTATTCCGCGCGGAATGGTGGCCGCAGAAGGACGCGCGGCGACCTGTGCGACTGTTTTGATCAAAATTATCCGCGCACCAATGCGTGGCCTTTTCTCCCCACCCCCTCTGGAGCGCGACCCGCCCCGCCCCCCGGGTGCCCGATCTCGGTTCAAAGTGCAGCGTGTGTTGTAGCATGGTAGGTTAGTGGCTAGAGGACAGATGTTTAAGATGCCTTCCGTCCTGATGCGTCATCAGGAATCGAGGCAGGACCAGGTGCGGAGCCGTCCTTTTGGGCGATCTCGCCCGCGCGCGAACCGGTGATCTCCACGACCTCCGCGTCAGGGAAGGCTTCGAGGCTGGCCTGCACGGCGGCGTGCGTGAGGTGGCCCTTGTGCGTGACCTCGATGCGCTGCGTCGGCTCGCCGTCCAGCTGGGCGATCTTGTCGATCAGGACGGCCGTCGCGATCGGCACCTGACCACCAGGCAGCGAGCCCATGATCTCAGGAAGGCGCTCCGAACCCACCTCGACGGCAAGGCGGATGTTCCGCTTAATTCTTTCTTTCTGTATGTCTATCGCGGCGCCCTCGCGATCACGCACGGCCGCGACGGTCTCGTGATGGACGTGCAGGAGTCTGGCGATCTTGAGAAGCCCAGCACCGGCGGCGAGGAGAGCGACGCACGCCTTGTAATCTTCCGGGCGCTTAGAAAAAAATCGTTCTGCCGTGTAGCGTGCCTCGGCGGTCTTGCCGTCCTTCTGCTGCGGCTGCTCGTCGCCGATCCAGAACTCGTCGGGCAGGTTGGCGACGTCGAAGAGCTCAGCCTGGGCGCCGTTGGCCAGCAAGGAGGTGGGCTTGGGTGTGGCGTCGTTCACGGAAAAATTCGGTCAAGCCGCCGACGCAGCGCCGTCGTGGACGCGCGACATGTGCCGCTTGTGGCGCTCGATCGCGCTCAGCGGGATCCGCCGGCTCTTGTGGCTCGGTTTGAAGGTGGGGTAGAGGCCGCCCTTCGTCGGGTGGAGTGCCGCGCCATACTTGCGGCCGAGGGCTAGCAGCTCGAAGACGACGTCCTTGCCCTGGAACCCGAAATGCAGCCGGACCTCATCGACCGAGTAGGTCGGCTCGAGCAGCACCTGGCGGACGAACGCCGTGAACTGGTCGAGCGTCATTCCCAGGCGATCGGCCGCATCCGCGGCCGTCATCGCCGGCGCGGCCGCCTTCGGGGGCGCGAGATCTACGCCGCGGCGGCCGCTCATGAGACAACCCTCCAGCTGTTCCCCGATAGCACGAACAGGGAAAACCCTATGGCACGGGGCAAAAAAAAGACCGCGCTCATGAGCTGCGACCTCCGGTGCCAGTCTTGGGCACCAATTCGCCGCGCTGATAGCGCTTTACGATCCAGTGCACCAACCCGCTGAGTGAACGGTCCTGCTGGCACGCTTCCTTGGCCAGCTGACGCACCTCGGCCGGCGTGAACCTCACGTTCAAGTCCTCCGACCGTGCCGGGTCTTTCCCACCCTGAACGATGCGCTCTTTCAC